GGAAGCCCCCCTGTTTTTCCAGAACGTCCCTCCCCGACACGGTCCAAACCGCTTCGAACCAGTCCGTTTCAATCGGAAAATAAACCAGAGTGATGACAGAACAAACCAAAAAGAAAAAAGTCTTACGAGGGGCAACTGAACCAAGGCTTCACAGTCCATACCTCAAAGGCAAATCTCTGGTAAAAGATGTAGAAGATATTGCTAACATGCTTGGTCAACCTTTATTGCCTTGGCAGAAGTTCATTGCAAAAGATATGTTGGCTATTGATAGCAAAGGTAATTTTATTCGTAAGTCAAACCTGCTATTAATTGCACGCCAATCTGGAAAGAGTCATTTTGCGCGTATGCTCTGTTTGGCACACCTGTTTAAATGGCCTTCTAAGAACATCCTTATTATGTCCTCTAATCGAAGCATGGCATTGACCTCATTTCGAGAGATTGCTTATATCATCGAAGGCAATCCGACTATGAAGGCAATGGTCAAACAGATTAGGTATGCAAATGGAACAGAGTCTATTGAATTACTAGATGGCACACGTTTAGATGTTGTTGCAGCAACGAGAGATGGTTCGCGTGGTCGAACAGCAGACTATTTATGGATTGACGAATTGCGTGAAATTTCAGAGGAAGCATTTCAAGCAGCAACGCCTGTTACACGCGCACGCGCTAATGCGCAAGCACTTTACACAACAAACGCTGGTGATGCGTTTAGTTCTGTGCTTAATTCAATCATCGAAAGAGCGCGTTCTTATCCGCCTAAGTCTTTAGGCTATTACGAATATAGCGCACCGCAGTATTGCAAGATAGATGACCGCGAAGCATGGGCAATGGCGAACCCTGCACTTGGTTATACAGTTACAGAAGAAGCAATTGAGGAAAGTATCGCAACATCTAGTGTTGAAACAACGAGAACTGAAACGCTTTGCCAATGGGTCGATTCATTACAGTCACCTTGGCCGCTTGGTGTTATTGAAGAAACATCAAATAGTGATTTAATAATGTCACCTGGACCGATTACTATATTTGCTTTTGACGTTAGCCCATCAAGACGCAATGCAAGCATTATTGCTGGCCAGATTCTTCCAAATGGCAAAATAGGGTTTGGTTTAATGCAGACTTGGGAGAACTCAGTCGCAGTAGATGATTTAAAGATAGCCGCAGACATCAAAGCGCTCTGTGACCAATGGAAACCGCGTGCAGTCATGTACGACAAATACACAACGCAGTCAATTGCAGACCGCCTTTCTAATTCAGGCGTTATGGTCGAAGATTGCTCTGGTCAGCGCTTCTATCAGGCGTGTGGGGAACTTCTAGACGGATTTGTGAACTCTAGGGTTGAGCATCAAGGGCAACAGGAGTTAGTGCAGATGTTTAACAACTGTGCAGCCAAGACAAACGACACTGCCTGGAGAATCGTAAGACGTAAGAGCGCTGGAGATGTTTCTGGAGCGATTGCAACTGCAATGGTGGTCCATAAACTATCAATGCCAGTTTCACGACCTCAAATTGTTGCCTAGACACAACGACACGAAATTGTCAAATGTTAGACATAATGTGGTACACTGTCTAAATGGGTATTTTCTCGCGTTTTAATACGCAAGCACCACAAAAGCAGGAATCATCAATTCTCGCGCAATATGCGCCGCAGTTAATGTCTGAGAATTACAATCTTTACAATTATGGTGTTCTTGGTATTCGTCGCGAAGAGGCTATGAGCATTGCCTCATTGGCAAGATGCCGCAATTTAATTGCAGGCACAATTGCATCAATTCCTTTAGAGTTATATCGCAAATCAACTGGAGAAGAACTAGGTTCACCTGTTTGGTTAGAACAACCATCTAAGTCACAGCCACGTTCAGTAACTATTGCCTGGACTGTTGACTCATTGCTATTTTATGGCGTTGCATATTGGAAAGTTACAGAATTATATGCAGATGACCAACGTCCTGCTCGATTTGAGTGGGTTGCTAATACTCGCGTTACATTTGATTTAAATATCGAAAACGAATATGTAACTCAATACTACGTTGACGGTTATGCAGTGCCAATGGAAGGCCTTGGAAGTTTAGTTACATTCCAAGCATTTGACGAAGGCGTATTAGCACGTGGTAAAGAACTTATTCGTGCAGCAGCAGACTTAAATAAGGCTGCATCAATTGCTGCGGCAACTCCAATGCCATCTGGTGTATTAAAAAACAACGGTGCTGACCTAGACCCTAAAGAAGTCCAGGGATTATTAGCAGCATGGAAGTCTGCACGCAATAACCGTGCGACTGCTTATCTCACATCTACTTTAGAATATCAAGCGACATCTTTCTCACCTAAGGAAATGATGTACGACGAAAGCAAGCAATTCTTTGCTACTGAAATTGCAAGAATGATGAACGTACCTGCAATTTACGTTTCAGCAGATATGAACTCCAGTTATACATACACAAACGTTCTTGATTCACGCAAAGACTTTGTTGCTTACTCATTACAGCCATTTATCTCAGCGATTGAGGACAGACTCAGCCTAGATGATATTACAGCACATGGCAACGAAGTTCGTTTTGATTTAGACAAACAATTCTTACGTCAAGACCCAATGCAGGAACTTCTCGTAATAGAAAAACTTCTTTCCTTAGGCCTAATTACTTTAGAACAGGCAATGGAAATGACAGACCAAACACCAAATGGAAACGGCGGTATGTAATTTGAAGATTACATTTGACGCGTCATTCGCACAGGATATTCAAGCCTCTAGCGATACACGCATGATTTCAGGAAAGATTGTTCCACTAGGAACAGAAACTGGGTCAACTTCAGCAGGCAAAGTTATCTTTGAGCGCGGTTCAATAGCGATTCCAGAACCTAAGTCAGTGAAATTGCTATCGCAGCATGACGTAAAAGCACCGCTAGGACGCGCTCAATCTTTTACTGAAACTGAAAATGCAATTTTTGCTTCCTTCAAAATTAGCAACTCATCACGCGGTACAGATGCTCTTATCCTTGCAAGCGAAGGATTACAGGCTGGATTATCTGTTGGCGTAGAAGTTGATAAATCATTTAATAAAAACGGCGTCATCCATGTAACAGCCGCAAAACTCATGGAAGTAAGTTTAGTAACAGAGCCTGCATTTAAGTCGGCCCAAGTTACTGATATTGCAGCAGAAGAAACAGAAGTTTCTGAAGTTGTAGAACAAACCCAACCAACAGAAAGCGAGGCCGTCGTGGAGATTACTCCAGCAGAGGCAACAACTCCTGAGGTCGAAACCCCTGCGGTAGAGGCCTCACGTCCAACAGTTAGCGTTACAAATGTACGCGAACGTGTTGCACCAATTACTTCAGCACAATACCTAGAAGCAAACATCAAGGCAGCACTTGGTGATGATGATGCACGCCGCACAGTTCGTGCAGCAGATGATTCAACATCAACAAACACTGGTTTGACATTGCCAACACACTTAAACACATTCATTACAGATACATTTACTGGCCGTCCAGCATTTAACGCTGCAACAACTTCAGCACTAACTGAAACAGGAATGTCATTTACTGTTCCACGTCTTTATACTAATGCTTCATCAAATCCAAACGTTGCACCAACAGTTGCGGATACAAATGAAGGTGTTGCACCATCTGAAACAGGAATGACTTCAAGTTATGACACCGTTTCAATAAATAAGTTCAGCGGACTTAACCGTGTGAGTTTTGAACTCATCGACAGAAGTTCTCCTGCATTTATGGAACTTTTAATGTCAGAGTTAAGAAAATCTTATGAGAAGGCAACAGATACAGCACTTCTTGCAGCATTAACTGCAAATGGAAAACAAGATGATGGTCGCGCACTTTCTGCATCTGCACTTCAATCATTTATTTCTGTAAACGCAGCAAAGATTTACGGCAACACAGGAGGAGATTACGCATCATCATTGGTTGCATCTCCATCACAGTGGGGTCAAATTATGTCTTATGCTGACACAACTGGTCGCGCACTTTACAATGCTGCTTCACCAATGAACCAATCAGGTTCAGCACGTCCAACATCTATTGTTGGTGACGTACTTGGTACAAACCTCATTGTTGACCACAACATCACAACAGGAACAGGCGATGATTCAATGTACCTCATTGCTCCATCATCTGTTTATGTTTGGGAATCTCCAACAACTAACTTGCGTGTTAACGTACTTACATCTGGTGAAGTTGAAATCAACCTATACGGTTACCTTGCAATTTACGTTGCTAAGGATGGCGGCGGAGTTTACCGCTACAACTTCCAGGCTTAATTAAAGCCAACTAAGTCGCTGAAGGCGGGGCGCAGCCCTTGCCCCGCCTTCAGTCTTTAGAAAGGATTAGAAATGTCACTTTGCACAGTTGCAGAACTTCGTTCCGCACTTGGCGTTGGAACTTTATACAACGACGCTACGCTTCAACAGACCTGCGATGCTGCTGACGCTGTAATCCTTCCTATGTTATGGAATCCACAATATTATGCAGTAGCGCATAGCAACATTGTTGGAGAAGGAACTTTGTATTTTGATATTTTAGTAAATGAAATTTTTTATGTTGGACAAACTGTAACTATTTCAAATTCAGGAAGTTCATATAACGGAAGCAAAGTAATTACAGCAGTTGGTGAGTATTCAATAAGTATGGTTACAAATCATGCAGCAATAAAGCCTAAGCACCCTATTGCTCCTTATGGCACAGTTGCAACAACAACTTATACAGACTGGACTGCCGATGCAGCAGTGCAAGAAGCCGCGCTTATGATTTCAGTTGATATTTGGCAAGCACGCCAAGCCAGCAACTCAGGTGGCGTATCACCAGACTTTGCACCATCGCCTTACCGCATGGGAAATACACTTATGGCACGCGTTCGAGGATTAATTGCTCACGCACTCAGCCCAAGTTCAATGGTTGGATAATGCCAGCAGCATTAACAACCTTACGCACAACTATTGCCACAGCCTTAGTTGATAATTCCTTATGGCAAGTTTTTGCGTTCCCACCTGCAACCGTTTTAGCCAATTCAGTTATCGTTGCACCAGATGACCCATATTTAGAACCAAACAATAATCAACACAATACGATTGCACCAACAGCGCGCTTCAAAATCGTTATTGTTGTGCCTCTCCTCGATAACGAGGGAAATCTCAATGGAATTGAAACAGCCTTAGTTGGCGTGTTCAATAAACTCGCAGCATCCTCATTGACGTATAATGTGGGAGCAGTCAGCCAGCCAAGCGTTTTAAACGTGGACTCTGGCTCAATGCTTACATGTGAGATGTCACTATCCGTACTAACAACCTGGAGTTAATATGTCCGAATGGGAAAAAGAGAACGAGGCCTTCCTGAAGAAAATCGGGCAGGTAACAACAGCAGCACCAAAACCAGCATCTACTAAGAAAGAAGAGGAATAACCTAAATGGCTGTATTTCTAAATAACAAGGTCGGCGTTAAGGTTAATTCCGTTGACCTTTCTGACCATGTAACATCTG